AAAGAATTTATCTTATCACCAATGAAGTGTTTGAATCTGACAAGCCGTCAGAACTGGGGGTAAAGGCAAGCCCGGCCAAAATGAAGGAACTTTATCCCGGGCTGGAAGCGCAAATCAAAATCAAAAATTTGACTCGGCCCCTTTTTGTCTATGTCAAACCGAATATCGCCAACAACTTCGATCCCCAATCCCCATTGGGGATTTCTATTTTCGCCAACGCCCTGGACACCTTGAAAGCGCTGGATATCGCTTTTGATTCTTTTATCCGGGAATTTAGTTTGGGCAAGAAACGAATCCTGGTTCCTGCTACCGCAATTCAAACCGTAGCAGACCCAAGGACAGGGGAAGTCAAACGCTATTTTGACGCGGAAGATGAAGTCTATCAGGCATTCAATTTCGCTGATCCGGAAAACCAGAAAATCCAGGACATGAGTGTGGAACTCCGGGTGGACGAACATGTTTCGGCCATCCAGGCGCTTTTGGATATCCTGGCCATGCAAATCGGTTTTTCCCCTGGGACGTTTACGTTCGATGGCCAGGGGGTGAAGACGGCCACAGAGGTTGTTTCCGAAAACAGCAAAACTTACCGGACAAAAAACAGCCATGAACTTTTGATTGAAGAAGCCTTGAAAGAGTTTATCGAATGCCTGGTGCAAGTGGGGGAGCTATACGGGGTTTTTAATGCTCCCCAGGAATATGACATCACCATTGATTTTGACGATTCAATTGCTCAGGACCGTGACGCGAATGCTGATTATTACCTGAAGCTAAAAAATGCCGGATTAATCAGCGCAAGAACGGCCCTGATGCGGATTTTGGACTTGACGGAGGAACAAGCCGAAGAAGAATTAAGGAGAATTGCGGAAGAAAGTCCGCTTCCCAGCGTCGATAATCTGTTCAGTGGTGAAAGCTGATGAAGGAATTGCTGGAGCGGTTGAGTGAACCTTTGTTGAGGATTTATTCGGACATGCAAGCCGATTTATTGGTGGCCATCATCAAGCGGTTGGCCGCCGATAAAACCCTTCTTGAAGATGGGGCCTTTATGGAATGGCATTTCCGCAAGTTGAACCAATTGAACGGTTTGACCCGGGAAGCCGTCACAATCATTTCCCGAAGCACGGGGATTGCTGAAAAGGAATTGATTGCGGCCATTCGCAGGGCCGGGTTTGAATCCATCAAAGACAATGAAGGGTTTTTGAAGGAGGCCCACAAACAAGGGGCGGAGGTAACGCCCCCGCCGCCCCCGGAACGCGATCCTACCATCATCAACATCCTGGACTCTTACCAGCGCCAGGCCAAAAGCCGCCTTAACCTGGTGAATTCCACCTTGATTGATCAGGTGGGTCAAACATATAGGGATATCGTAAACCGGGTGACGGCGGACATGTTGGCTGGGCTGAAGTCTCCACAGCAGGCCATGAGGGACATGGCCCGGCAGTTGGCCAGAAAGGGATTAACGGCGCTGATCGACAAGAGGGGGCGGCGGTGGACGTTGGAAGGATATGTTGGCATGATTGTTAGAACCATGTCCAACCGTATCGCCAACGAAATGCAGGAAACGCGCTTCAATGAATGGGGCGTCGATTTGGTTGAAGTGAGTTCCCATATGGGGGCACGGCCACTTTGTGCGCCGTACCAGGGGCGGATTTATACCCGGACAGGACGGGGTGGCCGTTATCCCAATTTGTATACAGATACCAGCTATGGGGAACCCGCTGGGCTTTTCGGGATCAATTGCCGACACGTTCAATATCCGTATTTCCCTGGTCTTTCCCGCCGGACTTATAAGCCCTATCCGGCAGAGGAAAACGCCAGACAATATAAATTGGAACAAATTCAACGGAGATACGAACGGGAGGTGAGGGCCGCAAAATTGGAAAAACGCTTGTTCGATCAGTTGGGAGATGAAGAAGGAGCCAAGCGGGCCGCCGAATTGGTCAAGGCCAGACAAGCACGGCTCCGCGAGTTTGTCAAAGAGAATGGCCTAACCCGGAGGTATGACCGGGAGCAAATTTATTGATTTCCTGTCCGTTTACCCGGGGTGGACGTTAAATAAAACGGGAGAAATACCCATTTAATGGGAGGTATCATTCATGGCTGAAGAAAACAAGCAACCGATGGCGGACCAGGCCGCCGATCAAAACCCTGGAGCAGTACCCGCAACGGATCAAGGGGCGCAATCGACGGATCAAGGCCAACAGGCGGCCCCAGATGCGGGAGGGAAAACTTTTTCCCAAGAGGATGTCAACAACATTGTGGCCCGGGAAGTCAAAAAGGCCCAAGAAAAGATGCTGAAACAACTGGGTATTGAAGACTTCCAATCGGCAAAGGAAGGGCTACAAAAGTTCCGGGAATGGCAGGACGCCCAAAAGACGGAAGCCGAAAAACAGGCCGAACGACTAAAGAAATTGGAAGAGTCCAACCAAACATTGGCCAATGAAAACGAAACTTTAAAGGCACAACTGGCCGCATTGGAAGCTGGAGTAAATTCCGACAGTGTGGCGGATGTGGTGATTTTGGCCAAAAACATGATGTCGGATGATCTGGATATGAAAGGGGCTATCCAGAAAGTTTTGGAAAAGTATCCGCATTTTAAAGCCTCCGCGAAGGAGGAACAAAAACCGACTTTCACGACTGGTGAACACAAAAAACCCGCCGGAGTTGATCCCTTCGTGGCGGCGCTGGGTTTGAACAAGTAAGGAGGATGATTTAAATGGCGAATGCGATTAACTACGCGGAGCAATACCGGAGTGAGCTTGATCAAGTCTTGAAGCAAAGCATGTTGACCAATGAATTGGAAACCCCCAATGTGGTTTGGATGGGAGCGAAAACTTTCCATGTTCCCACTCTTTCTGTGACGGGATACCAGGACCATTCCCGACAAGGCGGTTGGAATCGCGGAGACGTGACGGTTGAACATGAACCCTACACCCTCCAGTTTGATCGAGATGTTGAATTCTTTGTCGATCAAATGGATGTAGACGAGTCCAACCTGGCCGCATCCGTTGCGAACATTACCCGGGTGTTTTTGCAAGAGCATGCCGGGCCGGAGGTCGATGCTTATCGGTTTGGGAAAATGGCCCAACATGCTATTGCACAAGGAAATAGCACTGAGGAGACAGTTGATCCTACGACGGTATACAACCGGCTGAAGGCCGACATTCTGAAGGTGCGGAAATACGGCCCCAGCAACTTGATTGCTTACTTGTCCAGTGAAGCCATGGACGCCCTGGAGCGGGCTGACGGATTCACCCGAATGATTCAGGTGCAAAACCAAGGCACGGCAATTGAAACCCGGGTGACTTCCCTAGATGGTGTTAGGTTGGTGGAAGTGTGGGACGTGGAGCGTTTCAACACGGCCCATGATTTCACCCAAGGGTTTGTCCCCGCAGGCCAAGACATCAACTGGGTGATCGTGTACCGCGGTGCGGTCGTGGCCGTGACGAAAATTAATTCGATCTACATGTTTGCACCTGGAGAGCATACCCAAGGCGACGGATACCTGTATCAGAACCGCATGTACCATGACCTGTTCGTGATGAAAAACAAAGCGGATGGAATCGTTCTTTCCGCTAAACCCGCCTCAGCAGGATAAGGAAGGGTGAAGGTAAATGAAGAAATTCCAAAAAGGAAACGTGATTCTTAGGGCTGAAACCCCCGCGAAAGAGCGGGAACTTTTGGCCCGGGGGTTTGAGGAAGTAAAGCCCAAAAAGAAGAAAGTAGATAAAAATAATGCACCCTCTAAATGAGGGTGCCCCTCTTTTAAGGGGGTGCAGATGATGGCCTATATTGATGCCATCTATTACCGGGATGTGTTCAAAGGGGCGGATGCCGGGGAAGAATTGGAGCGTTACATTGAACGGGCCAGTGATTTGGTGGATCAGATAACGAACTACAAAATCCGGGATTTTGAAGCGCTCCCCCCGTTCATCCAGGAACAAGTGAAAAAGGCGACCGCCGCACAGGTCGAATTTTATGTCCTTCAGGGTGGCCCGGAAGGGGTAGACAGCAACGACGGGAATTTCAACCAGGTGGCCATCGGTTCCTTTGAGTATCAGACCGCCCGGATGGGCCAACAAACCCCTGCCGGAAAGCAGGAACACCGGGTGTCTCCAGCAACGCTGGCCTACCTGGAGCCCACTGGCCTGCTTTATCGGGGAGTGGGCATTTATGGCTGTTAAACCGATCCCCAAACGCCTATTAATCCATTCGGTTGATTACCGTGAATATATCCAGGACGACCGCTGGGGTGATCGATATGCTGATCCCATCACTCTCCGATTTGTCCGGGTGGAGCCTGCAACCGTTTTGAATCGGGACGCAACCAAAGAGGAAATCCCCGCCCGGGCCATTTTGTTCCTGGACCGGGTTTTTACCCGACCTTTTGTGAAGCCGAAAGAAAAGTCCAAAGTAGTATTTGATGGCCACGAATACGAAATCCATGAGGTGAAGGCCCTTTATGCTTTCGGGCCTGATGCCCACCACTTCGAGGTGGTGTTAGTTTGAGTGTTCGGGTGCGAATTGAGACAAAGCAGATAAAACCAAAAGTGAAAAAAGCGGTTGAACAGGCCCAGCGGGTGGTGGACAGCCAAGTATTGAAAGACTCCAACCGGTATGCCCCAATGGATACCGGAAACTTGATCAATAGCAGTCTTCGGGCTTCCCAAATAGGCCAAGGCCGCCTTGTGTGGGATACCCCCTATGCAAGACGGCTTTACTATAACCCCCAATACAACTTTTCAAAGGCCCGAAATCCACAGGCTGGTGGCCTTTGGTTCGAAAGGGCCAAATCACGGCATAGTCGAGAATGGGCTGAGGTTGCCAGGAAGGCCATCAGGGGGAAATTGTGATGGATTTTCTGGATAAGATTGTGGATTACATCGAAACAAACCTTGGGTTGTATTCTCCCATTCGAATTGGGATTTTAGGGCCGCAAAACAGTATTGCCATTCGGCCCACTCCTGGTTCCCTTCCTGATGGATACTTGAATGGGGACCGGATTAGAGGGTTTTCGTTTCAAATCCTCACCCAACACGAAAATCCCCACACGGCTTATACCACCCTGGAGGAAATCACCGATTTGTTGGACGCCATGGATGTGGCCATCCAGGGGGATGGATACACCATGGTTTCTTGTGCGGTTTATACTGCACCGAATTTTGTTGAAGTCACTCCGCAAGGATACCACATTTATACGGCCTTGTTTGAAGCGGAGTTGTTAAAGGAGGTTGGGGCAAATGGCTGATGAAGGGTTGCTCGTACAATCCAAACATCTGTTTGAAATCAACATTAATCCTGGCGGCACCACGCCGGAATGGGCAAGATTGGCTAAGGGGTTCAACTCCTTTGAGCCGTCCACCAACGAAGAGACCGACCAAACCAATTACCTGGATGGGGAAGGGTTTGGAACTACCACAGTAATGGGAGCGCAACTGACCTTGACTTTCACCGGACACAGATATTATGGTGATCCGGCCCAAGACTGGATTTTCTCTAGAAGGATGACGATTGGTACTGACCGCGAAACGGAATTCCGCTGGACCCAGCCCAATGGGGATGTCATTGAAGGCCCTTGCACCATTGCTGAAATTACTGGCCCCAGTGGTGAAGCCAACGCTAAAGGGGAAATCAGCGTGTCAATCCATCTGAATGGAAAACCGGAATATACCCCTGGGGATGGTAGCGGGGGCGGTGGTGATGTCGAAGGTTGATCGGAGGCGGGGATTTCCCCGCCTTCCCCTCTTTTAGGGAGGGCCAAAAATGAAATTGACTGATCGGTTTGATGATGTCATTGAATACAAAGGCCGGGAAATCCGGCTTAACTTGTCTTTTGATGTGGTCCTTCGTTCTTTTGAGTTGGTAAAGGACCCCCATTTCACTGATACTGAAAAGATCGAACTGCTGATCCATATGTTTGTGGCAAACCCTGAATCTGTAGTGGATTTAGGGCCGCAGGAAAAAGGATTAATTGTCAAAACGATATTTGATCACTTCATCAATGACGGGGACGAACCAAGCGGCGAAAAACCCTTATATGACCTGGAGAAGGACGCGGAATATATCTACGCTTCCTTCATGTATGACTATGGAATTGATTTAATTGAAGCCCAAGGCAAATTGCATTGGAAAAAGTTTAAGGCCCTGCTCGTGGGACTCAGCGATGACAGCATGTTTAAACGAGTGATAGCCATTCGAGCGGCTGAGATTCCGCCGCCGAACAGATATAACCAGAAAGAGCGGCGGCAGTTAATCGAATTGAAACGGGCCTTCAGTTTAGACCGGGTTGAAACGGTTGAGGACATTGACAAGCGGTTCGATGAATTGGCCGTGATAATGAAAAATTGGGCCAAAGGGGGAAATAAACATGGC